TTCATCACATGTCAGGAACTGCAATATCAAATACAACTCAGGCCCTGCCGGCAAATGAATTTTTATACGATGATCCGTTTGTTAGACGTCGTAATCTTTTCATTCTTCCGTGTGATGATGGAAACTTTATTCCAAATTATGATTTATTAGCCGCTGAAAGCAATAAAGCAAAACTTAGCGATGATGATGGATTTGAAGAATTAAGCTATGTCAATTTGAATAATTTGTTATCGACTAGTTCGTTGATATTTGGATCTTCATTTGACTCAGTTGAAGGTGTTTCAGCGGTATCTGCGGAAGAATTTGTAAATGACTCCATTGGTTTTACACCAGAAAATCCCGCTCTTTCTCCTGGTCCTGCCTTTTCAAATTATCAACAAACTGTAAATGACGAGATTAATGCAGGATTATATGATCCTGGAATACAGGCTGGGGCGCCTCTAACGATATATCAAAGAACAAAGGATCCATCTTCAAATCAGGTTACGATTTTTGATATAAGCAATTTGTACTATGGTAAAAGGATTCTGCCAGGAAGTTTTGTAATAACTGATTCTAATATTACCGGATCTGGTGGCGCAGTTGGTATTACGTTGAAGGATGATGGTTATGGCAATGTTTATCGTGCAGATTGCGCAACCAAAGCTTCAACATGGAACAGTTGCGGAAACATTTATTACGATGAAGGACTCGTAATAATAAAGAATCCCCATCTATATTTTTACGGTAAACAAGGTTATGAAATTTCTTTTAGAGGAGAACAAAATATTCACGCTCTAAAAATAGAAGTTATTGCACCACAAAATATGTTAAATTCTAGTTCAAATCCATGTTTCAAACAATTACCCGCTTCTGGATACAAGACTGATACAGATCCAAATTATGTTTATATTACCGGTTTGAATTTTCATGATGAAAATCTAAACGTTGTCGCAAAGACTCAACTTGCCCAACCCATTGTAAAGCGACACGGTGATAGAATTATGTTCAAAGTTTCAATGGACATGTGAATGTCAATACTAAAAAAACGTACTCGCAAACGTAAAAGCCGTTATCAACGTGGTGAGTACGTTTCAAACAAAACAGGATTGGTTTGCAAATATCGCTCAGGTTGGGAGGCTAAATACATGGAGTTTTTAGATTCTTCCAACCAGATCAGCACCTGGTTGTATGAGTCTTTTCATATTGAGTACATTTCAAATAAAAAAACTGGGAAAATAAGAAAATACATTCCTGATTTTAGAGTTGAATACACCGACGGTCGGGTGGAAATTGTTGAAATCAAACCTTCTCGCAAAGTCAATAAGCCAACCGTCCAAAAGAAGTTATTGGCGGCTCAAGATTGGTGTAACCATCACGGAGTAACACTCAAAATAATTACAGAAATTGAATTAAGGAAGCTTGGGATTCTTTAGTTAGAATTTTACTCGTGATGATTAGTGACAACAATCGTGACATGTCGAATTTAATTTTAGGCTTGGATGTTTCTACTTCAGTGACTGGTGTTTGCATTGTTGACGCAAGCAAGTTTGATGGTAATGGATCACACATTATCTATCTTGACAGAATAGAGTTTAAGAAGTGTGTGACGCTTTGGGACAAGGCGGACAGGGTTGCACAAGAACTTGAAAACCTGAAGACGACTTATCCTGGAAGATATAGGGTTGCCCTGGAAGAACCTCTTTTGGGATTTCAAAAAGGGAAGTCGTCAGCATCGACGATTACCACGTTGATGCGTTTTAATGGTATCGTCAGTTACATTGCTCGTGGGATTTTTGATGCTGAACCCGAATATATTTCTTCATCTCATGCTAGAAAAGTCTGTGGCATCAAAATGCAGAAAAATTCGATCGCAGGGATGAATGGTAAAGAACAGGTATTTAAACACATGTCTGAAAATGATTTAAGGCATATTGTGTGGCCAAAAAAGAAAAACGGTATTGACGTCGATTGGTCACGTGATGCGACAGATGCTTATGTTATTGCCAGAGCAGTTTTAAAGGATGTATAATATGTGGGCAACAATTGAAATAATTTGGGATGGTTCAAAACTATTAATAAATGACAATGGTGGATATGAAAAAAGAAACCAAAGTACGATAAAACTTTTCAAATCGGCATTTGAAATTTACTTACAAAACAAAAAAGATCCCTTTAGATTGAAAATTTCAACTGCCGATAGAAACAAATCGGGATTTTATTGTTACTCAAATAGTCAAAATAAAAACATTATACCTGATTTCACATTTGATAATTGGGAAGTGGTTCATATCTTTAATTACGATAAAAAAGTTGATGAAATGATTGAAGCATCAACTAGAGAAATTATCTCAAATAAGGTTTTCTGGATTGGAAATTGCAATACGCATCCGCTTAGAAAGTCATTAGTTAATGATAATGTAAAAAATGATAAGACTTTATTTATTGATTCAGGTAATTGGAAAAAATCAGAAAAAACCTCAATAGACGGTTCATATATGACATCAGGGCCTTACATGTCATTACAGGATCACGCAAATTACAAGTATTTGTTGGACATTAGAGGTGCGGGATTTAGCGCAAGATTTAAACTTTTATTATTTCTCAACAGACCCGTTTTTTACGTTGACCGCGATGAAAATGAATATTTCTTTTACGATCTAAAACCTTATGTTCATTACATACCAGTTAAATCAGATTTATCTGATTTAAATGAAAAAATATTATGGGCAGAAAGTCACGAAGAAGAATGTAAAAGTATAGCAAAAAACGCACAAGAATATGCTATTAATAATCTAAGAACTAAAAACGCAATCGATTATTTTGCTAAAGTTTTATTGTCTTTATCGGAAAAGAAGTAAGAACGTTAATTACTTTATATGAAATACTTGAAACAATTCATTTTTGAGACGATTCAAGAAAACCTTGCCGTTTGCAAGAAGTTCAATGGTCATAAAGGTTATTTTGAAATTGATCCCAACAATCCATTTTCAATTGAAGACGTGAAGGATGCTTGGGTCAATTGCGGCCTGAAAGCATATGAATTTGACACATATCACGCAAAATACTCACCAGATGAATTGTGGCCGTACAGAGAATACGAGTGGTCAAGAGACACCGCTGCGGACGAAGATTCAATTGATAAGTGGCAACATATACCTGACGAAAGTGGCAATGTTGGCGTCGATAAGTGGGATGCAACCGTTGAAAAAATGTATAAGTCAGGCTGGAAAACAAGCAATCCCGCTCATATTGAGATTGGAAAAAACGGCGTCGTCAAGGTTGGAGAAGGAAATCATAGGCTTGCGATTGCAAAAGAATTAGGAATTGATGTGCCTGTCATGTTTCACTTTAGGGAAAATGTCACCCTTGATGCTTCTTCAAACGTAAGGTGAACATCCCATTTTATTGATTTATACTTGTATTGATGTATTCAGTTACAAGTAAATTATCGTTTATTGAAAACGTATTTGGGAAAGGGCACCTTGCTTCAAATGGCAAAAATTTTGACGTCAGGTGCCCTTTTTGCGCTCCTTCAGATCCAAATAAACGTAAACTTGTAATTCGTGTTGAAGACGATGTGAATCATTGTTGGACCTGTGGATGGAAAGCGCACACGCTTGCTCCGTTGATTCGCAAGTTTGGAACACAAGAGCAATTTAGAAAATATCGAGATGAGTTCATGCCCGAGGATGCAAGGACTCGTCTTAAGGAATTCCAGGAAAAAGAGGCCGAAAAGAAACCGCTGGAACTTCCAAAAGATTTTCGTTTATTGACATTAGTGCCTCTATCAGATCCTGATGCGAAAGCTGCATGGTTTTATTTGAAAAAAAGAGGATTGACTTTACGTGATGCTTGGTATTACAAACTAGGTCTTTCCAATGATGGTCGTTGGAAGCGCCGGATTATCATGCCGTCATTTGATTTTGATGGTAAGTTGAATTTCTTTGTTGCAAGAAATATTGATGAATCTGATAGGCGACCAAAATACGATAATCCGGAAGAGGATAAGGTTCCAATCATTTTTAATGAAATAAACATTGATTGGACTAAGAGGCTCGTTATATGCGAAGGTCCATTTGATTTGGTCAAGTGTGGAGATAATGCTGTCGCATTACTAGGTTCTGATCTCAATGAACAATCAAGGCTTTTTACTCAAATATTGCTTCACAACACACCAGTTGCGTTAGCTTTAGATGGCGATATGTGGTATAAAAAAACACCAAAAATTGCAAAAAAGTTGCAAGAATACGACATAGACGTTGTGATAGTTGACACCAGGGAAGCTGGTGATCCTGGCAAAATGTCAAAGTCTCAATTTAAAACTGCGCTAGAAAATGCGCAACATCCAACTTGGACAAATTCATTTTTTGATAAATTGGAAAAAATGTCAGAGGTAAATTTAAAAATTAAACAACCTAAGGTTGATAAAATTGAATCGCGATTTGCGTCAAGAAGATAGTGAACAAATGGCATACATTTGAATAATGTATACGCTATGGCGCGTATAGCACACACCGCTGACATTCACATTAGAGCCCTGTCTAGACACGATGAATATCGTTTTGTTTTTCAAAAATTTATTGATGATTGCATAGAACAATCAGTAGACCATATTTTTGTGGGCGGAGACATCTTTCACACTAAGACCACTGGGATATCTCCGGAATATATTGATTTTCTTTCTTGGTGGTTGACAGAGATGGCAAAAGTTGCACCTGTTCACCTGATTTTAGGTAACCATGATGGCAACTTGGTCAATATGTCGCGACAGGATGCAGTTTCACCTATCGTAGACGCCATCCAGAATCACAGGATTAATCTCTATAAAAAGAGTGGGGTTTATCAAATTGAACGCGGAATAAATTTCTGTGTGTTCTCTATATTTGATGACGGCCCTTCCTGGGATAAAGTTGTTCCTACACCTGGTGATATCAATATTGCGTGTTATCACGGTCCCGTTTGGGGTTGTAAGTCTGAATCTGACTGGGAAATTGAAGATGGATTGAAAACCGAATTTTTTGCTAATTACGACTTTACGTTTTTAGGTGATATTCATAAAAGACAAAGTCTAGCTTATCGCAACGATAAACCCGTTATGTCGTATCCCGGGACGTTGCTGCAACAGAATTACGCTGAAGATCTAGATCACGGATATCTTTTGTGGGACATAAAGTCTCGTGACGATTGGTCAGTTGAATTTAGACAACTACCCAACATAAAACCATTCGTTACCATTGAATGGACAGGCAATATTGATAGCACGTATAAAATTGCACTAAATTATCCTAAGGGTTCACGCTTTAGAATTAAAAGTTTTTCTCACATTGCTCAGCAGGAAGTACAGAATCTATCATTACTTCTTAAACAAAAATTGTCAGCAACTGAGGTTACGTTTAAAGTTGATCAACAAATCAATAAACAAACAATAACTGCGGGTACACAAGTTTTAGAGCGTGCCGATCTTCGTGAACCTGATGTTCTTATTAAGTTACTTCGAGATTATCACATCAAGAATGGAATTACAGATGATCTGTGGACCAAGGCAGGTGACCAAGTCAAGGTATACTTGTCAGCCGTGTCGACTTCAGATGAAATTGTCAGGAATACTAAGTGGTCTCTAAGAAATCTTCAGTTTGATAATTTGTTTGCTTACGGAGATGGAAATTCAATCAATTTTGAAAAATTGAACGGTATTGTCGGCATCTTTGGTTCGAACAGGGCAGGCAAATCATCAATTGTTGGCAGCGTCATGTATTCATTGTTCAATACTACTGATCGTGGTCCAATGAAGAACTTGTATGTTTGCAACGTACGTAAACCATTTTGTTATTCAAAGGCAATAATCAATGTCAACGGCACTGATTATGTCATTGAAAGACAAACAATAAAAAATGAAAATAAGAAAGGTGTGGTGACAGCTTCAACGTCACTCAATATCTTCAAGATTATTGAAGATGACGTCATTGATCTTGCGGGTGAACAACGTAATGATACGGAAAAGGTTATCAGAGGATTGATTGGGACGTCAGATGATTTCTTGCTAACGTCATTGTCTGCACAAGGTGAAATCAATCAATTCATTCAACACGGATCAACAAAGCGTCGACAGATTCTGTCAAGGTTTTTGGATCTTGATATTTTCGATAAAATGTATGATCTTGCAAACAAGGACGTAAATGCCTCAAAGGCGCAATTGAAAACATACCCAGAAAAAGACTGGGACTTGATAACAGAAACATACAAAAATAAATTATCGCAGATTTCTTTTGACATGGAAGAACATGCAAAAAAATCTCACGACATGTCTGAGCGACTGACTGAACTAAAACTAAAAATCTCCAGTCATAGTAATTTTACCCTCGTTAGTAAAAATCAAGTTGATTCTCAACGTGAAAAAGTTATCACTCTTGAGAATCAGGTTTCTTCAACTGATTCACAGCTTAAATTGCTTGGTGAAGAAATTAACAAACTTACAAATAAAGTTGCTACAATCAATTCTGTAAAAGAGGAAAATTCTCTTGAAGATCTAAGGAAAAGGTTGACGGCTTTGAATTCGCTTGAAGCCACAGTTATGGAGTTGAAACATGCGCATGAACGTGAAGCAACATCTCTCAAGCAACAACAGAAATCCATAAAGACGCTGGACGAAGTTCCTTGTGGCGATCAATTCCCCACTTGCAAATTCATAAAGGATGCGCACGTAATCAAAACAAAGATTACTGACCAACAACAAAAAACTGAAAATGCCTTAAATGCTCTGGAGAAAGCAACTAGTTCTTTGGACGAACTAAAGACTGAAAACATTAAGGATAAAATTGAAAAGTTGCAAAAATTGCACGATATGCATGCAAAATTGCAACTTGATATTTCAAATAAAAAATCAGAAATCTATAAGAAGGAAACCACTCTTGAAACCTTATCAACCAACCTTGTTGATGCAAAAACCAAGTTGGCCGAGTTGGAGAACGCACTAGCCAACGAAGAAAACGTTGAGGTTTTCACGCTTCGAACCGAAATTGATTTATTGACAAAAAACATTGCGTCCATAGACAAGCAAAAACTTTTATTAGCATCGGAAAATGGCAAGATCAGTTCAGATCTTGAAAAAATAAAGGAAGAAAAACTTGCTAGAGAAATGTTACTTCAAAAAATGAAGGTACACGAATTGGTGACAAACGCTTTTTCCAAGAAAGGCATTCCTAGCGTGATTGTTGCTTCACAACTACCGATCATAAATGCTGAA